AAGGATTGGAAGGACGATGCATTATCATAGACACAGAAACTTCAGACGATAGATCCTATTGGTTGAACGCCAGAGAACATAGCACCGACGGCGGTAAAACATGGCACCCGTGCGGGGTGATGGAGGAGGGGAAATGAGCGATACCCCGATATCAGACTCAACACCGCACAACGTGGCCGATCTGGGGATGCGGATCAGGAGGCTCGAACGCGAACTCAACGCGGCAAACTCAATCATCCGGCAGCAGCAAATTCTGGATGAAGAAAACCTGCGGCTTCAAGACCGCATCAAGCGACTGGAGGCAGCGGGGGATGAAGCAATCTACCCCTTTGAATATGCGGCCAGAGTGAGAATTTGGACAGAAGCCAAGGAGGCCAAGCTGTGAGAAGTTCAACCGAAACACTGATCAAAGCGATGCGAATCGTATCCGACGGTAATGACGGCGTTGTCTCAGTAGCGATTGCTGAAGCAGCACAGCGACTGGAAGAACAACAGGACCGCATCAAGCGGCTGGAGGAGGAGTTGGAGCGGACCAAGCAGGATCGGAACGCGATTGCGAAGAAAACCCGCGAGCCGCTGCTGTTGAAGCTCGATCATGCCGCCGAGCGCATCAAGCGGTTGGAGCAGGAGAACGACGCCATGCGAGCGGATCTGCTGCTGTGGGAAGAGAAGGAGGGGAAGCTGTGACCATCGAAGAAATGAGAACCATCGACGCAGTGAAGACCTACAAGGAACTGCAGGAGGCTAAGGATCGGATCGTACACCTGGAGGACCGCATCAACCGAGCGGCAACAGCGTTCTTCCGAGACGGCTCAGATGGACAGGTTGCATCTGGAATGCTGACGATATTGGAGGAGGAGAGAAACAAACCATGATCACCAAACTGCACGAACTACCGCCCGATCATCACCTGCGGAACACGGCGATCCAGCACATCGACGTGCGGATCAAATGCAGGCACAGCGGGACCACCCGGGACCCGCGGACCTGGCGCATCAAGAACGACACCTACAACAGGCTGTGCGACACCTGGCAGAACAACTTCGACTTCATCATCCAACCAGCAGCATGAGCGAGAACACAGTGGCCAAGAAACTCAAGCAGGGCGACGGCGTCTACTGCATCAGCAAGCAGCAGGCCGGCGCGATCTACAAGGCGGCCCGGGACTACAAGGTCGATGACGTCAGCTACTGGCGGCGCAAGCGGGGAAAGGCCGGCAAGTGAACGATCGCATGGTCATCGAGACGATGATGGAGTACGGCGGCTCGTTTGTGCGCAAACTGGGTGCCGCAGCCCTGGTGGCCGACCCAGAGAACCTGCGCAAGATTAAGAACGCATGGCCCGACTACTGGGCGCAGTACCAGCGCATGGCAAAACAACTTTCGGAGGTTGAAAAACAGGCCTCCAAGTAGACAACAACAACACAAACACGAAGCAACATATGGGAATCACAGTATCAACGAAACCAAGCGGCGGCACATTCACACCGTGCCCCGAGTACACAGGCCGAGCGGTCTGTGTCGACATCACTCCGCTTAAAGCCTACGAGACGGAGTACGGCACCAAGCAGAAGTTCAAGATCGCATTCGAGCTGGATCTGATCGACCAGTCACGCAACCCGGTGCAGCCCTGGGTGGTTATGACGGCGCCAATGACCGCCAGCCTGCACGAGAAGGCCGGCCTGACCAAGTTCCTCAAGGACTGGCACGGCCGAGCACTGACCCCCGAGGAGACCGTCAGCCTCAACCTCGACGGCCTGATCGGCAAGCCGGCCACCGTGGTGATCGTTCACGAGCAGTCTCGGGACGGCACCAAGACGTTCAGCAACATCAAGCTGATCATGCCCCACAAGAGTGGGGAGGCCTTGAAGCCATCGGGCCTGTGGGTACGCCTGGAGGATAGGCCTCCCCGGGACGACGACAAAACCAAGATCGTGACGCCAGCCACTGCGGCGCCGGTTAAGATTGCAGACATCAAGGTCCACGTCGGCAAGTTCAGGGGAGTCCCGCTTTCCGAGCTAACGCCTGACGCTGTGCGCGGCCTGGCCGAGCACTGGCTGCCCAAGGCTAAGGTCTCCAGCGGAAAGACGCCTGACGACATCGCGCTTATTGCCGCGGTTACCAAGCGCCTTGAGGAGCTGGCTAAGGCCGACGAGCCCGATTTTGACGACGTGCCTTTCTAAGCCATGAAGACACGCAAACCCACGATGAAGCTGATCCATATGGTGCCCGAGGTGGTCCGACTACGGTCGGAGGGCTGCACCCTGGAGGAGATCGGCAAACGGTTTAACCTCAGCCGCCAGCGGATCAACCAGATTGAACAGGCAGCACAGAAGCACGAGGAGATCCTGCGGGTGTGGGGATTCCCGTTCTCGACCAGGACGTTCAACATCCTCGAAAGCCTAGCCATCAAGAGCCGCCAGGAGGCTCTCGACCTCTACAACCTAGGGCACCTGCAGCCTAGGTCGGTGCGTGGGTTTGGGTGGGTATCCTACCGTGAAATCTGCGAATGGCTGGGCGTGCCCACCGTAAGACAGCCATTGACCAAGACCGTCTGCCCTCATTGCGGCAAACACATCTGACACTTTCCGGCAGCCTGTTGCTGCTGGGACTCGTGGGTAACCGGGGGCGCGCATCGGGACAAACGCGCATCAACTACTAACTGAAAGCAATTTAGCAATATGCCAGCCAATCCAACAATCATCTTCGACATCGAGACCGGGCCACTACCACTGTCGGAACTCAACATCCCTCCGTTCAACCCGGCCGACGTGAAGCTGGGCAACGTTAAGAACCCTGACCTCATCGCCGAGCGCATTCAGAAGGCCGAGGAGAACCACACCGCGGACTTCATCAAGAACGCAGCCTTGGACGCTCTCTCGGGGCAGATCCTGTGCATCGGATACCGCATCGAGCACCAGGTGACCGCGGTGCTGAAGAACGACGGCAACGAGGCCGCCATGCTCCGGGAATGGTGGGAGTTGGTAAAATACTACGAGCGGCAGCCTAAACTCGTCGGATTCAACATTAAGGCCTTCGATCTACCATTCCTCATCAAGCGCTCCTGGAAGCACCGCATCCTTCCTCCCTACTGGCTGCGCCAGGGACGATACTGGAACGATCTGGTGATCGACCTGCGCGAGGTGTGGCAGCTTGGAGACAGCCGGGCGCACGGAAGCCTCGGTGCAATCAGCCGGCACTTGGGCCTAGGTGACAAGAGTGGCAGCGGCGCCGACTTCAGTCTGCTGTGGAATACCGACCGCCAGGCAGCCATCGACTACTGCATCCAGGATGTTAAGCTAACCCAGGCGGTGGCGGATATTCTGATTCCGGCCTACTGAGGGCTGGACAACGACCAGAACAGCAGATAGGGAGCAGCCCGTCGACGTGAGCCGTGAGAAGCAAACGCCGACACCACAACTACAAGCCATGTTCAACCCACTTTTCCCCACCCTTTCCGTGTCACGTCCCGTTGCTTGTACGGGAGTTCTCACCGCGGACTGGGTGGGGTTTTCTGTTTGAATCATGATCGTAGAAACCGACTTCTTGGATCACTGGAAAACCAGATTGATCGTCCGATTATTGGGCACTGAAAGCGCACCACTCCACATCATTCGACTCTGGTCTCATTGCCAGACCAGAAAGACGAACCGATTCCCTGACTGGAATCCGGAAATCCTATCTGCTGTCTGCAAGTGGGGAGGTGATGCCAACGCGTTTTGGTCTGCCATCCTTCAAACCTTCGGAAGGATTGAAGACGGGTGTTTTGTCGCTCATCAATGGGATGAAGTTAATTCAAGCCTGATTGCTTCTTGGTCAAATGGAGGCAAAGGTGGGCGACCGAAGAAACCCACAGATAACCCACGGGTTAACCCAGAACTGAATCAGGTTAACCCACAGGTAACCCATGGGGTAACCGATAGAGAAGACAGAGAAGAGAAGACAGAAAAGACAATGGCTCCGAAGTCGCCTTGGGAAGTTAAGTTCGGCCTGATCCTACCTGAAAAGCTCCAAACTAACGAATGCCTTACCGCTGTACAAACATGGTTGGCCTACAAAGCAGAACGAAAACAGGGCTACAAGCGAATCGGGCTGTCCGCAGCCTTGCAGGCATGGTCTAACGAATACACCGCTGAAACGTTCCCGGCTGCGGTAAACCACTCCATTGCAAGCAACTACCAAGGCATCTTTCCTCCTAGGGGCTCACTTGCATCTGGGGCCAACACATCCCGTGCCGGCGGCACCTTCTCACCCAACATCGCCGACTACCAATGAGCGACCCCTACTATGCCCAGGACGACGAGTTTGGCCTGATCGGCGCCTGCCTGTCCGGTGGATCGGATGTCTGCCATGAGGTATTCGCCAAGATCCCCACCGATGCTTTCCAGGACAGCGATCTGTACCATGTGTTCGAGATTGCCAAAGGCCTCGTTGCCAAGAGCGATCCGGTCAACATGGCCACCGTGGTCAAGGAGTGGAAGCGCTCCATGGGCCAGACTCCGGTGCCTTTCGAGGCTCTGAACAAGTGCGACGAGATGTGTCCGAGCCCAGCGAACTACCCGGCATTCGCTCAGGCCGTCTTAGAGGCCCACCACAGACGCCATCTCAGAACCGCTGGAGACCGTCTGATTCGTGAGTCCGCTGTCTCCACCCTCTCCGTCGATCAAATCGTCTCTAATGCCGAAGCAGGGCTCACCGTTGAGGCATCCAAGGAGGAAGTCCAATCGTCCAAGTCGGTCGTCAGCCGGTTCATTGACTCGACCCAGGAACGATTCTCAAGGCAGGGCCAGCTTTCTGGTATCACCTCTGGCTTCCACAGGCTCGACCAGATGACCGACGGCTTCCAGTTCGGTGAGCTGGCCATCATTGCGGCCAGGCCAAGCATCGGAAAGACAGCCATTGCCATTGCCATTGCCAAGGCAGCCAGCATTGACTCAAGGATCCCGACCCTGTTCATCAGCCTGGAGATGTCCGACGAGTCTATCGTGCGCCGGATGGTCTCATCTGTTGGCAGCATACCCATGCAGGACATCAAGACCGGCCAGCTCGACCAGGGAGGCATGAAGGCCATGTCGACAGCATCGGCCAAGATCGCAGGCAGCCCGATTCATTTCATCTCAGGATCCGGTGTGTCCAACATTGCCACCATCACCGCGGTAATCCGCAGGGCTGTACGCAAATGGGGCGTGAAGCTGGTCCTGGTGGATTACCTCCAGAAGATCCATGGATCCAAAGCCGCAGAGAAAAAGACGTACGAGATCGCAGAAGTATCTGGCAGGCTCAAGGGCGTGGCCTCCGATACGAAGACAGCCGTGGTCGCATTGGCACAGCTCAATCGAGAGAACGAGAAAGACAAAGGCCGGGTACCTCGCCTGACTGACCTAGCGGACTCTGGGCAGATTGAGAGGGACGCTGATCTAGTCCTATTGCTCAACAGGGAGCGCAACCAGCCCCAGGGCGAAGCTGTGATTGCTATCGCCAAACAACGAGACGGTGAGTGCGGCCTGGTGCCCCTTTGGTACGAAGGCCAGTACTGCCGCTTCTCCGACCCATCTCCCAGTTTCTAAATACCAATGACCACCCAATACAGCATCAGCCAGAACCAAGTGCTCCGTGAAGCGAAACACCTTGTGCGGTTCGCGATCAAACGAGGCTGGATGTCCTACCCAAACGGCACCCTGATGGACGCCGAGGGCGACCCTATCCCAAACATCGAGCCCGAGGACGAGACAAGCAGCCCAATCACACCGGAGTTGTGCAACAAAGCATTTGTTCTAAGAGACCGTGGTATTACATTGGATAATATTGCAGCTATTTGTGGTGTTCCTCGTGGATCTATTGCTTACATAATATCACGAGGGCATGAGGATTACCTCTTAAGGTTAAGAGTAGATCCCAATAGCACTAAGGAATCTCTTTGATAATACCCAGAAACAGGTGAACGCGAGAC